TATGGACAGCAAAGAAAAGATATATTCTAAACGTACATAACTCTGAAGGTGTACAGTTCGCCGAGCCCAAACTCAAAATGATGGGTATTGAAGCTATTAAGTCTTCTACTCCTGAAGTAGTTCGCAATAAATTTAAAGAAGTGTTTAAAGTAATCATAAATAGTTCTGAATCTGAAACTCAAGCATTTATTGCTGATTTTAAACGAGAGTTTAATAGCTTACCACCAGAAGCAGTAGCATTCCCGCGTGGTGTAACAGCTCTAAACAAATGGAAAGATAGCAAACTGATATACACAAAAGGCACACCAATTCATGTTCGTGGATCTCTGCTATATAACAACCGGCTTAAACAATTAAATTTATCTAAACGTTATGAGTCAATCAAAACTGGTGAAAAGATCAAGTTTATTTACTTAAAAGTCCCGAATCCTACAAAAGAAAATGTTGTATCATTTCCTGGGATTTTACCTAAAGAATTTGGTTTACATCAGTATGTAAACTATGATATAATGTTTGGGAAGACGTTTATTGAGCCGTTAAAGCCAATCCTTGATGCTATGGATTGGACACATGAACCGGTAGCAACCTTGGAGGAATTCTTTGCATAATGTATTCTTTGACTGTATTCACCAGTAGATTTGATAATAAAACAGATAAAAGATTTGATTTTGAAACATGGGATAAGTTTTCAAAGTTTTTCTTTAAATTGTCTGAAAGACCATTAGAAGGAAAAACTGATGCAGAACTTATATCACCAGCTGTTTATAATATTGGCACAACTAGGGCCAACAAGAACGTATTGGCTTGGTCAGGCTGGTGCGCTGTTGATGTTGATGATTGGACACCTGAAGGAGATTTGAATGATACCCTTATCGATAAGTTTGGCTTATGGGATTTCATTTGCTATAGTACTGCTTCTAGTTTGGAAAAACTACCCAAGTTCCGGCTTGTATTTAGACTTGATAGAAATATACAGCAAGATGAAATCAAGCACTTTTGGTGGGCCCTCAACACCGAACTTGACAGCATCGGAGATCGCCAAACTAAGGATCTCAGCAGAATGTATTATGTCCCTGCGAATTACAGTAGTGCTTTTAACTTTATTTTCCGGAATACTGGTATTCCTATTGATGTGGACGAGCTACTTGCTCGACATAAATACGATGATACAAGAGATTCCGGCAATTTTCTCGACCGTCTCCCAGATGAGTGGCGAAAACAAATAATTGAACATCGTAAAAGTTCATTAGAGAATACTGAGTATAGCTGGTCCGGTTATTATGATTGCCCATTTTGGCCAAAGAAACTAGCATCAGATTACACAACAATAAACAATACTGGTTGGTATCACAAAATGTATCAAATTATGATTGCTGTTGCTGGTAAAGCTGTAGAAAAAGGTTACCCTATTACATCAAAAGAAATCGAAGACCTATGTCGCGCTTTTGATAATGATCATGGTCGATGGTATGAAAATAGGGCTATTGAAAAAGAAGCAAATAATGCCCTGGAATACGTTTACAGAAATGGAGTGTTTTAATGTTACCAGATGAAATGGAAGCTGAAAAGAATCGAAAGATTATTGTGGCACAGGCCAATAGAATAGACTTACTTGAAAATAATGTGCATCAATTGCAAGAACAATTGCAATATGCTTATAAGCGAATCAATGAATTAAGCCCACCAAAGAAAAATACTCAAATTGATCGTAATTATCCTTGGGCGCCATACGATATAGGACATCGATAAAATGCAAAAATATCTTTTTGATGTAGATGGTACGCTAACGCCATCGCGCCAACGTATAGATCCTGAATTTGAATTATGGTTTAAAAAGTTTGTAACAAATATGGAAGTGTATATTGTTACTGGTTCAGACCGAGAAAAAACTATAGAACAATTAACGCCTGAGATTTATAATAATTGTCAGCGCGTATATCAATGTTCTGGTAATGACGTATGGGAGCAGGATAAACATATTCGATCTAACCATTGGGATATGCCAAATAATGTTCGTGCAGATTTAGAGATTATTTTAAAAGAATCAAAATTTTACCATAAAACTGGAACGCATTTTGATGAGCGTCCAGGCCTTGTAAATTTTTCAATTGTTGGTCGAGGATGCAATTTAGAACAACGTAGTATGTATAAACAGTGGGATGAGCATAAAAACGAACGTGCATCTATTGCAGATAAAATGTCTAAAAAATATCCAGATATTAAATTTGAAATTGCTGGAGAAACAGGCATAGATATTACACCACCTGGAGGCGATAAGTCTCAAATTTTAAAAGACTTTGACATAAGCAACGACGAAATTTATTTCTTTGGTGACAACTGCGAACTTGGTGGTAATGATCATTCACTATATAATAAGCTACACATTTATGGCGGATTAGTTTATCATGTAAAAGATTGGAAAGAAACATGGAACATTCTAAAAGGACAGTAGGTCTTACTGCATCTACATTTGATTTGCTACACGCTGGTCATTGCTCGATGCTTCGTGAAGCAAAAGAACATTGTGATTATTTGATTTGTGCTTTACAAGTAGACCCATCTGCAGATAGAAAAGACAAAAACTCACCAGTTCAAACATTAGTTGAGCGTTGGATGCAATTGCAAAGCGTGAAATATGTTGATGAAATTATTCCATATCAAACTGAAGAAGATCTAAAAGATATTTTACAAATGTTTGATTTAGATTTACGTATCATTGGCCAAGAATATAAATCAATGAAGTTTACTGGGCGGGATATTTGTTCCCAGCGTAATATTGAAATTTATTATAATAAAAGAGATCACAGATTTTCTACATCTGATCTACGTAAACGAGTTTATGAAACGGAGAAAACTAAATGAAAATGTTAATCATTGGCCATGGTTTTGTAGGTCAGGCTGTCGATTATGGTTTCCAACATCCAGATATTGAAAAAACTATTATTGATCCAAAATATGGAACAACAATAGATGATATTGACCAAACAAAATATAGTGTAGCTTTTATTTGTGTACCTACACCAATGGGCAAGGACGGCACTGTAGATTATTCTATAGTAAGAAATGTTCTTAGCAAATTGTCAGATAATATGATTATTATTATAAAATCAACTATTACTCCAGACTTTTTTGATTTGTATAGTAATGCAGAGTTTTTAGTTTACAATCCGGAATTTTTAACTGAGAAATCAGCAAAAGAAGATTTCGTAAATCCTCCTTTCCATATCTTAGGCGGTTCAGATTTTTCTACTAGTTATGTAAAAAAACTATATGACAATTATAGTTTGTGTAATCCTTGTCCGGTATTTAAAGTAAGCCACAAAGAAGCAAGTTTAATTAAATATGGCATCAATAATTTCTTATCTCTGAAAGTTACATTCTTCAATCAGCTATATGACTTAGCTCAAAAAGAAGGTGTAAACTTTAATAAGATTTCTCGTGCCATTGGATCTGATCCACGGATTGGTCAATCACATACTAAGGTTCCAGGATTTGATAGTAAACAAGGTTATGGCGGAGCATGTTTCCCAAAAGACACTTCAGCACTATTTAATTACGATAACGGGTTTACAATTATTGAAGAATGTATTAGAATTAATAATAATTATAGATCTCAATACGAATTAGACGAAAGAGAGAAAGAACAAAATGTCAATTATGGACAAACTGAAGAAAAACAGTAAAATCAAAACCTCTGAAGTCCTCGCTGACTCTAAGTTTTTTACAGAAGTAGATATGACACCAACTGATGTGCCTATGATAAACATAGCACTTTCAGGTTCAGTAGACGGAGGGTTAGCGCCCGGCTTAACAGTTTTAGCTGGGCCATCAAAACATTTTAAAACATCCTTTGCTCTTCTAATGGCTGGTGCATATCTTAAAAAATATCCAGAAGCTGTGATGCTATTTTATGATTCTGAATTTGGTTCGCCACAATCATACTTCGAACAATTTGATATTGATACATCTCGTATCTTGCATACACCTATTGCTAATGTAGAAGAACTTAAATTTGATTTAATTGGCCAGCTTGAAGCAATAGATAGAAATGATAAGGTAATTATTGTAATCGATTCTATCGGTAATCTAGCATCTAAGAAAGAATTAGATGACGCTATCAATGAAAAATCAGTTGCAGATATGTCACGTGCAAAAGCCTTAAAAGGTTTATTTCGCATGAGTACGCCATATCTTACAATGAAAAACATTCCTCTCATTGCTGTCAACCATACGTATATGGAGATTGGTTTATTTCCCAAGGCAGTTGTTGGTGGTGGTACTGGCATTTACTATAGTGCAGATAACATCTGGATTCTGGGTCGCCAGCAAGATAAGAAAGGCACAGAGATTCAAGGCTATCATTTTGTAATTAATGTAGAGAAAAGTCGTTACGTTAAAGAAAAATCTAAGATTCCTATTACAGTGTCTTGGGATGGCGGCGTTCGCAAATATTCCGGCTTGCTCGATTGTGCTCTTGCTGGTGGATATGCTACTAAGCCTTCAAATGGTTGGTATGCTCCGGTTGATCAAGCTACTGGAGAAGTTGGAGCTAAAGTTCGTCATGACAAAACTTTAGAAAAAGAATTTTGGACGCCAATTTTTGCAAATACAGACTTTAAAACTTTCCTAAATAAACAATATAGTATTGGACACCAATCCTTGGTGGACATGGAAGATATTGTTGAGGAAGCATGACTAAATTTAAAATGATTTATCCACCGGGAGGGAGCTCTTACGGATTTCCAAAGGCTATGCCTGTGCATATTAATCTAAAAACTCCTGACTTTGATAATTTCTTAAAAACTAATGGGTATCCATCCCATAAAATATCAATTGCAAATGAATTCAGTGAAACTTGGAGTGTTGACAGTAATGAAGGAAAACATAGATTATGAGTTAATTCCTATTGAGGATGCAGAGCATTGGAACGTCAGAATCAAGACGGGCGACTTTATTGAAACAGTTATTCAATTTGGCGCCCTGAAAGTAAATGATGATATAGACAGTATGACTTTTAATTTTGATATTGTCTATACACCAGATGATACACTAAATACCGAAAATATTGGTTTACAAAACCACGCTGGTATGATATTATCATCTATATTAGAATCAGCTATAGGTCACCCTCAAGAATGAATATTAATATTGAACAAACAGTTTTACGCAATGTTCTTACTAACGAAAAGTTTATGCGTAAAGTGTTACCTTTTATCAAACCCGAATACTTTGAAGGTGTGTATAGACAACTCTTTAAAGAGGTTGGAAAGTACGTTGCAAAGTATAATCGGCTACCAACTATGGAATCGTTTAAGATTGAAGTAGATCAATCAGATAGGTTTAATGACGAACAGTACCAACATGCTGTAGAAATTATACCAAATGTATTTACTTATGAAAAGGTAGACGATAAGTGGCTATTAGACACTACTGAAAAGTGGTGCCAAGACAGAGCCGTATATAATGCAATTATGGAATCCATTACCATTATTGATGGCAAACACCAAAGTCTTACTAAAAATGCTTTGCCGGATATTCTTACAAAAGCCCTAGCAGTTTCATTTGATACAAACATCGGGCATGACTATCTACAAGATGTCTCAAATCGCTACGATTTTTATCATGAGCAAGAAGAAAGAATACCGTTTGACCTTGACCGCTTTAATAGTATTACAAAAGGCGGGATTCCAAACAAAACTCTCAACGTGGCTCTTGCTGGTACTGGTGTCGGTAAATCTCTCTTTATGTGTCATGTTGCAGCCTCTGCCTTAACTCAAGGTAGAAATGTATTATACATAACTATGGAAATGAGTGAGGAACGCATTGCGGAAAGAATCGATGCAAACTTACTAGATGTTCCAATTGATCAGTTGGAGACTCTCTCTAAAGATATGCTTATGAATAAAGTATCGACAATTGCAGGTCGTACTAATGGAAAGCTGATTATTAAAGAGTATCCAACTGGTCAAGCACATGCTAACCATTTTCGTGCTCTATTAAATGAATTAAAGCTAAAAAAGAATTTTATTCCTGAAGTTATCTTTATAGATTACCTAAATATTTGTGCGTCTGCAAGAATGAAAGGTATGGGTGGAGCAATTAACTCTTATAGCTATATTAAAGCAATCGCTGAAGAAATTCGTGGTTTGGCTGTGGAATTTGATGTGCCAATTATGTCAGCTACACAAACAACTAGATCTGGATTTTCTAATTCGGATGTTGGTTTGGAAGATACTTCAGAATCATTTGGTTTGCCGGCAACGGCTGATCTAATGTTTGCTCTTATTTCTAATGAAGAACTAGCAGCAAATGGCCAAATTATGGTAAAGCAATTAAAGAATAGATACAACGATCCAAATATAAACAAGCGTTTTGTTGTAGCGGTGGATAGATCTAAAATGAGACTATTCGATGTAGATAATCCAGATGCTGGATTAGTTGATGATACTCCGACCTTTGATAAGTCGGAAGTAAATAAAAGATTTGAAGATTTTAAATTGGAGTAAATTATGCCTAAAGGTTTTACTAATGCAAAAAAGACTTCCATTGGTTGTCGTAATGTTAAAACATCATCTATGAACAAAAGCAAAAAGCGTTCATATAAAAAATATCGAGGTCAAGGTAAATAATGCATGTACGTCTCATCTCATACTCACAACCTTTTCCCCACGTACACTCAGGCGAACCAGGGATCATGGGACTCGACAACATCCAGGATCTCATCGCGTATTGTGCCCGTGTCTCGAATCCAACAAACCAAGCTAACACCAGAA